GACATCGGCGGCATGGGCTCAAGTGCTGAGCGTATCGCCCGCGTTTACCTCTGCACTACACTCAATCGCAAATGCAATGCGTACAAGTACACGGACCCCAAGCAAAAGCCAAGTTGGAACGGGCGTCGCTACCGCAAGATGGTCAAGCGGCCAGACCGCATGGACTTGGTGCAGCAATACATCGAGCATCGGCAGCTGCGACGGCCAGACGACCCAGACGCACGCGAAGCCTTCCGCTATTGGCGAGACAATCAAGCTGAAATTGAACGGGGGTGCGTCGTCAGCAACCCGTACAGCTACAGCCGCAAACTGCACTCCGATGGCGAGCCGCTCGAACTGTCTGCGATTCATGCCTACTTCAACCGCGTGGCTGATGTCGGCGAGACTGCAGTTGCGACCGAAATCGACAACGATCCACCAGAGGAAAGTGGGCCGCAAGGGCTGGGGCTCACCGCTGAGATTGTGGCTGGCAGGATTAGCGGATTGGCTCGGCGACAACTACCAGCCAATGCGGAGTTTATCACGGCAGGCATCGACATCGGCAAGTATAACTGCCACTGGGCGGTGTGTGCGTGGTGGCGAGGTGCCGGCGGATGTGTGATTGATTACGGAGTCGCGGAAGTAGTAGGAAACGAAAATGTACGGCACGACGACAGGGCAGCAGACATTGAGGCCAGTGAGCCAGCCATCTACCGGGCGTTATTGTCTTGGAGAGATTACATCCTTACCGCAGGTTACACAGATGCAGCGGGAGCAACTCGCAAGGTCGATATGGTGCTTGTCGATTCGGGTGCCTATACAAATTCAGCCTACGAGTTCTGCCGACAAGTCAAGGGCGTGTTCCGACCGTCAAAGGGGATAGCAGGCTACCGGCGACGAGACAAGTCGTCGGCGACGTGCATCGCCGGCACGAATCAGCACGCACAATGGCTACCTTCGCAAGGTGTCTGGCTTCACGAGTTGCACACCGACTACTGGAAACAATGGGTTCACGAACGATTCCTGACGCCAAACTTTGACGAGAACAATTTACTACGCAGGGGCTCGTTATCACTGTACCAACCAGAAGGCACGCGGCGACATCTGAGTTACGCACAGCACATAGTCGCGGAAGAGTTGACCACGGAGTTCAAGGAAGGGAAGGGGACCAAGACGGCATGGGTCGCAAAAAATCCAAACAACCACTGGCTGGACGCAACGTACATGGCAGCAGCATGCACGGAAGCACTGGGGGTACAGTTAATTCAGCCGAGCGAGTGCCCTATCAGCCCGACACCGAAGTCGGCAGTGCAGCAGACCAGGAAGCCAACGCAGGCACGGACACAGCACGGCCAGAGCCGATTCCGCAAACGTCCGGGCGGTTGGATCAACGGAATGCGAAATCGGTAGACGGGCGCTTGGTGGAAGCTAAGCCGCGAGTTACTTCGTTCGTCCCCCGCCCATGTTCATGCTGCGAAGCGTTACGAGAGCCTGGCACAAGCTACAGTCGAGTCACATCGACTCAAGGCAACATCCGATACTGCAAATGCTCATTTTGCGGAAACACATGGAAAGAGCAAGGTAATTTATACAGCGTATAAACCGCTCGCCCACAGGTGACGCAGTCCATGCAATTATGAAAGCATGGACGCAGCCAATCTACTATCGCAAATCGAAGCGGCTATCTCAGCTCTACTGACGGGCGGGGCTAGTTCGTACTCTATTGGCCAGCGCAACGTAACTAAGCTTGACCTAGCCGCCCTGATGGCCGAGCGGCGAATGTTGATCACCGAGGTCGAGCGTTCCAGCGGTTCCGGCGGCTTCTCCAAGGCTAAGCTTGGGAGGCGTCGATGAACCTGATTGACAACATCGTCGGCTATTTCTCCCCAGTTGCTGGCTTGCGTCGCGCACAAGCTCGGCGGCTACTATCTCGCACATATCAAGGTGCTGAGGCTAATCGGCTAACCAACCACAAAAAGCCGCGCAATTTAGCAGCCGACCAAGAGTTAATGGGTCCGTTTGGTGCTGATGCTCTGCGGGCTTGGGCTCGGGCCTTGGTCCGAGATAACGCCTACGCCTGGAATGTAGTCGACACGATCGTCAGCAATATCATCGGCGACGGGATCACGGCCCAGAGCGTCTATGAGACCACCGAGGGCGAAGATGTTGAGGACGTGAACGACGCTCGTGACAAGCTGTGGAACGAGTGGTGCGAAGTTGCTGACATCAATGGCGAGTTGACCTTTGCGGAGATCCAGATTCTCGCCCAGCGTGAAATAGTCGAAGCGGGTGAAGTGCTTATCCGCATCATCAACACGCCTAGCAAGGAATACAAGGGAATATCCCGACCGGTACCATTGGCACTTGAAATGATCGAGGCCGATCGTATTTCGCTAGAGCGGGATACTTTCAAGAGCCGCGTGGCACGCAAGGACGGCAACGCTGTCATTCGCGGCGTAGAGGTCGACGAAAAGGGTAAGCCGGTTGCCTATTGGATTTATCCTCAGCATCCCAACAGCCCATACGCGGTGATGAATCAGACACCGGAGCGTATTCCGGCTAGCGAAATTATTCATCTCTATCGCAAGGATCGAGTCGGCCAAACACGAGGCGTTACATGGTTCGCGCCAATCATGTCGTGGATGCGAGACCTCGGCGTCTACGTCGACAACGAAATTCAGGCGTCCGCCGTTGCTAGCTGCTTTGGTGTGGCGATCAAGACGGATACGCCAATTGGCAACCTAATGCCACCGAGCGGCGAAGACACAACGGACGACAGCGGCAATGGCCTGGAGTACCTCGAGCCAGCGATGGTTGTCCGCTTGCGTCCAGGTGAGTCGGTCGAGTCGATCAATCCAGGGCGTCCTAACTCTGCTAGCGAGCCTTGGATTAACCTGATGCTTCGCGGAATTTGTGCAGGGACCGGGACTAACTACGAAGCCATCGCAAAGGACTTCAGCAAGACCAGTTACAGCAGCTCGCGATCAAGCAAGCTCGAGGACCGCCCGCGCTACAAGCGTGGGCAGAACTTCATCGTCCACCATCTATGCCTACCGGTGTGGGATCGATTCTGTGACGCTGCGGCTCGCATTGATGCACCGGGATTCCCGACATCGGCAGAACTGCTAGCTGATCGCCGTTCCGTGGCTCCAGTCGAATGGCAGCTACCGGAGCAGGAATGGGTTGACCCGATGAGTGAGCAGTCGGCGGCAGAGTCGGCACTCAAGTCTTACACGGACACCGCTCAAAACGTGCTTGGCTCGCGTGGACTCAGCTATCGGGCTGTCTACTACCAATCGGCCAAAGAACGCAAGCTACGGCTAAAGCTGGGACTACTGACACCGGAAGAGCAGACAACGCAAATGATGGCTGCTCAGACCGGGTCGAGCGGGCCAGCAGATGACGCGGCAGCATTAGCGGAGGAGGATCAAGGTGGTTCGGGCGAGTGGATGGGCTTGAGCCGACTGCAATGGAATCGCAATCGCAAAGCCCTGACCGATGTGCTCAACGGACTGGCTGATGGTTCGATGTCGCCAGCACTCGCCGAAGCTCAGTTGTCAATGATCGGACTGTCACAAAAGAACATCGACGCAATCATTGCCGATGCTTCGGATGGCACAGTTGATAATCCACTGCCAGCCGAAGAGGTGACAGCATGAGCCGCAAGAAAGGCAAGCTACCACCGCTGAAAACTGACGCACTTGCCATGCGAACTGTCTCGGTCCAGCCCGCAACAGCCGACAGCGTTAAACGCTCGGTCAAGATCGTGACCGCCACCGAAAACCCAATTGACCGCTGGGATGAGCGACGCGGGGAAGTGGTCGCGGAAGTGCTCGAGATGGACGGCCTGCGTATGCGTCCAGGTGCAACGCAAATCCCGATTGTCGACAGCCACGATACCAGCACTGTTCGCAATGTACTTGGTAGCCTCCGCAACATCAGCGTTGAGGGCGATGAGTTCGGCGGCGTTGCTTATTTCGCGAGTGACGACGAATCGCAGCGAGCCTACTCCAAGTTGCTCGACGGGCACATTACAGACTTCTCGATCACTGCTCAGCCCAACGAAGTATTGGAGCTGCGAACAGGGCAAAAGTACACGACATCGCGCGGGACCGAAGTAGTCGGGCCAGCCAATGTCATCACGAACTGGACGGCACTCGATGCCAGCCTAGTGGCCACTGGGGCCGATTCACGATCGACGGTGCGTCGGTCTTACACAGACCTAGAACAGAGGAAGAGAACAGTGGACGAAGCACTGCTTGGACAGCTAAAGGAAATGGGCCTTCCTGATGGCATGGAAGATCCGAACCAGATTCTCGCATGGGTAGTCGGCAAGCTTGGCAAGCCAGCCGAGACGGTTGAATCGATGGAGGAAGAAACTCTAGCCGAAGAAGTCGTCGAGCAAATGGACGAGGAAAAGCCAGCCGAAATGGTCGAGCAGGCTTACGGCGAAGATAAGCCGATGGAAGCATCCGCCCGAAAAGCTATCGAGGGTGAAATCAAACGAATGATTCTCGATGCCGACCAACAGCGTCGAGCAGAGATTCAAGCAACGTGCAAGCTTGCGAAAGTAGAACGCGCTTTCGCTGATGAATTGTGTGACACAGGCGTTAGTGTCGAGATCGCAAAACAAAGGATCATCGAAAAGATGGCAACTCAACCGCTAGGACGTTCGGTCGACGGAGACGCGGTTCGCGTTACGAAGTCTGCCGATGACAAGTATTTTGAGGCGGCACGCGACGGCCTGCTCGTTCGTGCCCAGACTGCCAGCCGTGTGCGCCGCACACTGCATGACGGAAAGCCTGCCGATGGATCGCAAGACTTCAGCCGTATGAGCCTGCTCCGCATGGCGGAAAGCTTCATGCGTCGCGCTGGTGTTAATACCGAGCGATTTAGTTCGCCCGAGATTGCACGTGCGGCAATCGGTGATCCGAAGGCACTGGCTCGCATGAACATCAGTCGAAGCGATCCGGCATATCACACAACCGGAAGCTTTGCCAACTTGCTGCTCGACGCGGCTAACAAGACGCTGCTGGCTGGCTACGAAGAGGCACCATACACATGGAGCCTTTGGGCTCGCCAAGCAAACAGCGTTGACGACTTCAAGAACATCAACCGCATTCGTTTCAGTGAATCGCCGGACCTGGAGCACGTACCGGAAAACACCGAATACCCTGAAGGCCCGATGACTGACTCGAAAGAGTCGTACAAGGTCGAGAAGTTCGGCAAGATGTTTTCCGTTACTTGGGAAACCGTTGTCAACGATGACTTGGACGCGATCAGCCGCATCCCTGCTATGCACGGTAATGCAGCGAGGCGAACGCAGAACAAGAAGGTCTACGAAGTTCTGACCAGCAACCCGCTAATGGGCGACGGCGAAAACTTGTTCTCCGCTTCGCATGCTTCAGGCGACAACACCTCGGGAGCGGCTGCAGCACCAAGCGTAACAACGCTGAATGCCGCATTCGTCAAGATGATGCTACAGAAGGGTCTCAATAGCGATGCCATTCTTAACATCATCCCGCGTTACGTTATCGTGCCGGTTGCACTGTCGGCGACTGTATTGGAGCTGTTCAGTTCGATCAGCTACAACGCGGCAAACAACAACGAGGGCGTCAAGAATATCTACGGGCCCGGTGGCGAGCGACCGCTGACGCCGATCATCGAACCGCAACTTGACGCAGCCAGTGCGTCAGTGTGGTACATGGCAGCCGACCCAGGGCAGATCGATACCGTCGAGCTGTCGTTCCTGTCCGGTGAAGAATCGCCAGTCTTGGAAAACGAGTGGGACTTCGACAAAGACTGCTACAAGTACAAGATTCGCCAGACGTTCGGCGTGAAGGCAATCGATTGGCGCGGCCTGTTCCGCAATAGTGCCTAATAGCCCAAGCTAAAAAACCAAGCGGCATGCAATAGTTGCGGGCCGCTGACAATCCAAATCAACAAAAATGAAAGAGATTTAAGATGGCTGGCTTTCAAGACTTTGAGCTGTTTTACGACGATTTCAACGGGGCAGTCGCAACCCTCCCCGCCTCAGCCGATCCGGCTACTCCTTGGCTGATCGATGACACGTCCGCTTCAGGGGCACCAGTATTCACCAAGGGCACTAGTGTCGCAACGCTGACGCTAGCAGCAACCAATGAAGTTGAAAATGTCTGCCTGCACTTTGGCGATGCGCTCGACTTTGACATTGACGACCTGCAAAGCGTAGAGCTTCGCGTCAAGCTTGGCGCGGCAGCATTTACTAGCGGGTCGATTCTGGTGTTCGGGGTCGGATCGGCTCGCAACGACACTGCCGACTCAGTTGCCGCGAACGCTTGGTTCCGCATGGAGGGCGCGAATAGCACTACTCAGGTTTACGTCGAGACCGACGACAGCATTCGCGACAACGACGACGTTGCCACAGGCCAGGTTCTTGGCACTGCATTTAAGGTGTTCAAGATTGACTTTAGTAGCAAGCGTGATGTGCAATTCACGATCGACGGAGTGGCAGTGGCGCGAGCAGCCACGTTTGACATGAGTGGCTATTCGGCTGGACTGCAACCAATCATTCAAATCCAGAAGGCAGCCAACACCAACGTTGACTCAGTGGTTGTCGATTACGTGCGGATGCGCGGACGGCGACGCGCAGCCTAATGACCCTACGCAGCACGATCATCAGTGATGTAGCGACGGTGTTCACGAACACCAATGACTTTGCCGAGACGGTCTTGTATAGGCCTCTCGGTGGGGCTACTCGTTCCATCTCTGCTGTCGTGTTCCGGCAGGTTGCGGAGTTGATTAGCGACGCGGAAAACAGGCTGGTAACAGTGTTCGAGGTCCACGTGAAAAACGATGGATGCAGCGGCATAGCTACCAGCGAATTGAATCTCGGCGGTGATCAAATTGACATTTCCGAGCGGATCGGGAAGGCAGCTAAACCGCGAGCGATCGTGCAAGTGATCGATCAAGACGAAGGGATGCTGGTCCTGCAATGCCGTTAACCGAGCCGGTGACAAATCAAGTGCTCGACGTATTGCGGACGCGGCTATCGGTGCTGACGGCAAGCAATGCTAACTACTTTACGCTTGTGCCGGAAGTCGTGTTTCCTTCGCGGGAAAACAGCGGCGACGAGCTTGACGCACTGCCGGAAGTGCCGAAACACAATCAGCTAATAGTCACGATCGGCGGACTAGAGCGGAATACCGACTACGACTGCATGGGTAATCCACCGCGTGAAGGCTGGACAGTCGAATACCACATACGCTTGCGGGTCATGCCGAGCGAGCTGGATGCGGAGGAAATCGACGCAAAGTTAATGAGGTTTATCCGCGATGTGCGCAAAGCAGCCAGCAGTATTGCAGGTGAATACAGCGTGAACTGGGGCAAGATGAATAACCTCGCAATTGACTCTCGCTGGGGCGATGCGTTCGAGAGGCAGACGACAGACGGAACCAGCCAGAGCGATGGGTATGTTTTGCCACTACGTGTTGACCTGAGGCTAAATGAAAACGAGTTGTAATGCTCTCCATCAGCGTCAAAGGCAAGCTCGGCGAATTAGCCCGCGCCGTAGGGAGCGACGGGCCAAAGAAGTTGAGGCGAGAGACGGCGACGGCGATCAATGCAACGGCCCGCAAAACACAATCGATGTTAAGCAAGGAGATCGGGAAAGAACTTGCCACATCGCAAAAGGAAATCAAGAAAACGATCAGGGTCACAAGCAAAGCAAGTGCAGCAAAGCTTGGGGCAACGGTAAGCCAGCGGCCAACGTCGAGGATATCCTTGCTTCAATTTGGGGCCCGGCAGACAAAGAAGGGTGTGTCGTACAAAGTCAGCAAAACCAAGGGCCGTAAGACGGTGCCTGGTGCGTTCATCGTCAACAGACTCGGCCAGCATGTTTTTAAACGCAAGGGCAAGACGAGCCTACCGATCACCAAATTACACGGCCCTTCACCGTGGGGCATCACAGTAAAAAACGCACTCGACAAAGTAGTTGCAAAGCGGGACGTAGAGCCGGAACTACTCAAACAAATTGACCGACGAATCAGGGCCATCGATTACAAACGCAGGCAGGGTATAGCATGACATTACTACGACGGATTGGCGTACTGCTGGCGAAGATCGAGACAACGCCTGGCACAGACGCAGTACCAGACGCAACAGACGGGGCGTGCAATTTTTTCAACGTCGAGATTACGCCGAACATCGACATGACAACCCGCGAAGGTCAAGGCGGGTTCGGCAAGCTGGCATCAGTGCCAGGTGCGTTCGGGTGTACGCTGACATGCAGGACATACCTTGAATGGGACGGCACGGCGACCGAACCGTTCTGGGCTGATGTGCTCTTACCCGCATGCGGATTTGTGAAGGCGACCAACACATTCACGCCGCGAGCAGAGGCACCGGGGGCCAACGTAAAGACGCTGACGTTCTACCACTACCTCAATGGCAAGCTTCGCAAAATGTTTGGAGCGGCTGGTAATGCCTCAATTCACGCACCGACTGGGCAGTCGGGCTACATCGACTGGACGTTTACCGGTGTGTGGGGCGGAGAGACAGATGCGGCAATAGTGACGCCGACATACCCAACCGATAAGCCGATTCGCTCGGCGGGTGTAACGCGGCTTGATGCGGTGAATCTCTGTGCCAGCGAGGTAGTCATTGACCTTGGCAATACGGTCGTCCTCCGCGAGTGCAGCAACATTGTCAGCGGCCAACTACGTGCTGGCTACGAGTCGGCGATTATCACAGACCGCACGCCGACGATTACCGTCGACCCAGAGGCCAAGCTGGTTGCCACACGAGACGCATACGGGGACTGGATTGCGATGGAAGAAGCCCTGTTCGAGCTCGACATTGCAGGCCCGACGGACAGCCTGCTGACCATCGATGCACCCAAGGCACAGATCGTCAGTAATGCGGACGGTGACCGTAACGGGCTGGCAATCGACCAATTGCAATTGCAATGCAACAAGAACGGGGCAACACATAACGAGGAGCTAAGCATTGTCTTCACACCGGCAACCTAACAAGCTGATCGTACGCACGCTCGAGTACACCGAGCTGGCAATGCCGATCACGCTCAACGTACTAAGCCACCGCGAGCGAATGCAATTGACCGCAGCTTGGGATCGACGCGAAGAAGACGGGGCTATCGAGGAGTGCCTAAGCATTGCGACCATCGGGCACGAAGTCGAGGACCTACTTGACACCTTCACGACGCGAGAGATTTACCAAATCATTGCGGCTGCATTCACAGCAGCAAGCCTGTCGGATGAAGAGCGAAAAAAATCATTGTCCTCGCTAACCGCATCCACGGAGAAATCTGCGGAAGCTGCAAGCGGGGACAGTGCAACATCGGAATCAGCGTAGACAACCCAGCAGCGTTTGCATGTCCGCACTGCGATGGAGTTGGATGTGACAAGTGTGAGGAAACCGGCAGTTTCCATTTGACGGAGTGTGCGGCCAAATATACGTCATCGTTTGTAGATTTGGCCAACGTGGCCAGCTACGCAGAGAAAGGGATGCTACCTTGCGCTGGAACGATATTAGACCAGCCAGCATGGTTTGTTGATTTCTGGCATAGTTTGCAAAGCAATCTATCGCGAATTGAAAGCGAGAAGCTAGAACGTGTCCGCAGACGCTGAAATTGTAATCGGAGCAAAAGACCAGGCCAGCAGCGTGTTGCGTGGTGTGGGCAGCAACATATCGTCACTAGCGGGCGGGCTAAAGGCGTTCGGGCCTGTCGCTATTGGTGCAGCTGCAGCTTTCGCGCAGATCACCGCAGGCGTCGTGGCGTTTAATGCGGCAAGCTCTGCAATCTTAGATCGCGCCAAAGAAATCGACGCACTTGCCAAAGCTGCAACAAGAGTTGGGGAGTCAGTCGGTGATCTCCAAGCATTTCAATTTGCACTCGGTGAAGTCGCGGGTGCGAGTGCAGAAACGGCGCAGCAGGCACTGGCGGAGCTCCGCAAAAGCATAGGCGAAGCTGTGGGCGGCGGTGCGAAAGGCACGCTGCTCGAGCAGATGGGCCTAGACGCTAAATCGCTATCTCAAGCCGGTACAGTTGCCGCATTTGGGCAGGTACGAGACGCTCTAAGTAAGATTGAGAATGGTGCTCAGCGTGCAGCGATGGCTGAGCAACTACTTGGCGGCGAGGCTCGGAAACTCATGGGCTTGCTCGGCGATCAGTCCGACGCGTTTATGCAATCGATGATAGCTGCGGAGGAACTGGGGCTAACGATTACTGACGGCGGTGCAGCTGGCGTTGAGGCCATGAACGATGCACTCGGCCGAGCGTCGGCTGTGTTCGACGGGCTTGTTACGCAAGCGACTGTTGAGCTTGCACCCGCAATTGAAATGATTGCCGAGCGATTTATCGCAATTGGCGAAGTCCTAGAAACTGGAGATTTCGACGACTGGGTACAGGGTGGCACTGCACTAGCGGGCGTTACATATGACATTTTGAATAATATTGCACAAGTCGTTGACGCGTTACGGTTTATTCAAAGCCTAGGAACGCAAGGCGATTTAAGCCTAGATTTTTCCAGTGGCACTGGCGGAGCGCTCGTTACTGAGCTGATGGAAAAGCAAGCACGCAATGCTCAGTCGGCTATCGACAAGGCAGTTGCTCGAGCGAAGGCGCAGCGTGAATCTCTTGATTTAACAAACGAAGAGGCGGCAGTAGAAGAGAAGAAAGCAACAGAAGCAGACAAGACGATCGAGGCGCTAAATCGCCAGCTTGCAATTTTGGAAATGGGGCGAGATGAATACGAGCGAATGCAGCAACTGGCGACCGCAACGACCGAAGAGGAACGAAAGCGGATTGAGGCATTGCAATCGCAGATACGTGCGAGAGAGCAACTCGCTGAACAAGAGGCAGAGCAGCAGCGAAAGCAGGAAGAGGAACGCCGGCTAGCTAATGCTCTCGCCAACGCTCCAAGTGGAATCACTGCGACACAAGGCAGGCTCATTACGCGAGGTAACGCAGGCAATGAACAACTGCGGATTGCGAAAAGCACTGAGGCTAGCCTAGATCAATTGCGACAGATTAGAGAGACGCTAGAGCGTGACCGGCAAAGCGGGCGTGTCGAGTTTACCCTTGTCGGAGGCGGTGCATAATGGCAGCGGGACCAGCGATCGAAATGTGGAGTCGCGAAGAGGCTCAAGCCGAATCACCAGACGGGCTGACCCGAGCCTATCGTCGCACACGAGCATTTACCGTGACGCTTGACGCAAGCGATCCGCTCGAAACCGTATACAGTGCAGTAGGCTTGCCACTAGTTGGCTTTTCGTTCCCCGGGCTGAATTTCGTGATTTGCCGCTCACTTCGCCCGCAACGGGTCTCGCCAATCATGGCGATCGTGACTGCGGAGTACAGCGGTGAAGTCGGCCCAGGCGGTAGCCCAACAGGCTCGCCGATCGATAATCCAATCGTCGTATCGTGGGGCGCGTCGGTAACCGATGAGCCCATCGACGAAGATATTCACGGCAAGCCAATCGTCACGGCAAACAATGAGCCGATCGATGGCCTGACTGAGCGGGTGCCAGATTTGACGCTTAATATTCAACGCAATTTTTTGACGGTCAACACGTACAGCCTGCTAGAGTATTTGCGATCGGTCAACAGCGACGAGTTTTTTGGCTGGCCACCTGGGACCGTGCGGCTGATCGAATATTCAGCTAATCGCGTGTTTGGCGAATCGCAAGGCGGGGGATTCTGGCAAGGCTCTGCGACGTTCCAGCTCAGGCGGCCGTACAACACGACACCGCAGAGAGCGTGGTGGAAGCGGGTTCGACATGAAGGATTTAAGGTGCGCGACACAGCAGGCGGGGATATTTACCACGGTTATGACGACGGCGATCCTCAGCAATTGTTATCGCGGCCGGTTCTACTGAAAGCTGACGGCACAGTTGAAACCGACCCTGAAAACGCACACTTCCTTGAATTCGAAACAGTGTTCCCACTTCCATACAACGCACTAGGATTTTCATAAATGGCAGCCTTATCGCAGACACCGGCTAATGTAGCAATCGGTTCGTCGACCACCCCAACGCGCATCGTGCAATACGGGGAGGCAGTTACGCAAGGACAACCAGTGTACGCAGCTAGCGACGGCAAATGGTATCGGTGCGACGCAAACGACGGCGCAATTAAGGCTCGCTGCGGCGGGATTGCGCTGACACCAGGCGGCGTCGATGCGTTCGGGCTGATTGCACTTCCTGGCACTTCGGCTGGGCAGTCTTACGTCCACTTAGGCGCTACGCTAGCTGTCGGCACAGTGTACGCAGTTGGACAGGGCGTAGGGGAAATTGATCCCATTGCTGACACTGCCACAAACGATTATGTCACTACTATTGGCATTGCCATCAGTACGGCAATCCTAGATTTTCAGGTTGCGATCAGTAATGTACAAAAGGCATAGCAATGAGCCGACAAGTCGGAGCGTTCACGCCAAGCCGCGCACAGCAGATCAACGATGCGGTCAAGTTTCTTGAGCGCAATGGATACAACGTTAACCGCGGGCGTGGGACTGGGTATCGTCAGCCGGTTTCGCTGGCGATTGAGTTCCGCGTGGACGGTTGCCAAACGCTTCAGTACCGCATAGGCGGCGGAGAGTGGACAACTATTGCAGTACTGAGGCTCAGGATGACTGAGGAGGGCGACCTGCAATTATCGCTCGATCCAAGCGAAACGCCTGAATGGTGCACCTGGGAAACCACCACGGAGTGCCCGGAATGAACTTGATTACTTATGGCGGAATCCTATTGAGGCGCGGGGGCGACCTAGCCTCTGATCTTGCGTGCTGCTGCGAGCCACCAGAATGCTGTGACCTACCAAACAATGTCGAAGTCACCCTCACATTGAGTGATTTTTCTTATAGCTGTTCTCAGCTGAGCGAATGGTCGCCTGACGGCGGCTTTACGATTTTTTCTGATTTTGAGAGTACGATAGTCTTGACTGGCGTGTCAGGAGCGTATAGCGCGACGACTACGTATACAGACTGCGTAGTGGGTGATTTTTCCATGGAAATTGGTGAAATTACGTTTCGGATATTTGCTAGGCAGAAAACGCGTCCTGCGACCTCATCGACGATCACAGAACACACGTCCGACCAAACATGGACCGGGTTGCTCAAATTAGAGCGAATTGGGGGCGTGACGAAGTTCTGGCTGTACGACCAGGTCCGCACTTCCGCCACTGTGTTGTCCACTATCGGCGGAGTATTTCACGATGACTTCCCCGCCCCAGGTTCAGCATGTCTCGGTGCGAATGATTCTTTCGAGTTTCATACCGAAGCACCGTGCGACAACCCTACCGACTTTAGCGCCTACATGAACGTAATTGAAAACATGCCACGTTGCGAAACGGAGATCGTTGACGGTGAGTACGTGTTTATTTTCATTCCAGGTATTAGTGACGTCGGGTTTACTTTGCCTGACGTGACTTTCGGCGCGCGTGGTGTAGCATTCGGTGGTGGCGTGTCCGATAATCACGTTGGACTTTACACGCAATCACCAGACTGCTTGCACCCGCTTTCCTTTAGCCCGTTCGGGGCGGGGACGCATCTTTGGGTCGACTCCCTAGAATATGAAATCGTGGAGTCAGCATGAGCGAAAGGCGGCGATGTATTTGCGCGTGCGGCTGGCAGTGCACTGTGTCGCGCCCTGCAAAGATTGCATGTCGGAAATGCCGGGCTCAATTATTTTGCGATGCCACAACTCGCAAGACTGTATCTCAGCAGTTGCGATCACGCATAGCCCAGCGAACAGCGGCAACGCAGCATCTCCGCGACTGGATTATGTTTTTCCGTCGGCCGGAAGAGATCGGGTTAGGGGACACGATAGAGCGACTGATTGCTACGGCAGGGGATCGCCACATAGCAGAGCGATTGCAGCAACTTGCAAGGACATGCGGCTGTCGCGGCGCTGATCGTCAGGCAGAATGGAATGCTCGCTACCCCTATGATCAACCGCCGATCCGCAACCTGCTAGCCGTCACTTCACTGTCGCCACACGCCCATCACCAAGACTCGCAGTTGCGAGCCCTAGCGTCATGGAAACGCTTTGGCCTGCACGTGCTTAGCGTCAACACACGGGCCGAGGCCAAGCGGTTGGCCCAGCGGTATTCGCAGGTCGACGAATGGTCGCACAACGAGAACGAGGCCAGTTGGTGTGGTCGGCGAACGCAGTACGTCCGCAATCTCGTGCAGGTGGCTGCTGACCGCCGCACGCCGATTCTGCTGATCAACTCGGACGTCGAGATCTCTGGGCGTCAGTCGGTGCTGCTAGACTGGATCGCTCGCGGGCGGCAATCGCCCGACGTGCTGCAGATGGCCACACGGTGGAATTATCAACACAGGCACGATGACGCTACTGAGTTCCAGTATGGCTTCGATGTGTTAGTCATTCGACCGGAGCAGGTTGATCGGTTGCCTGTTAGTTTTCCCTACGGCATAGGCCAGCCGGTGTGGGATTACGCTGCCCCGCTGCTGATGGCAGAGCGCTTCGACGTGTTGCACCAGCCGCTGTTCTTTCACAAAAACCATCCGCTCAACTGGTCAGCTGAATCGTGGGAGCTAGGTGCTGAGCAGTTCGATCGACTGATCGGCAGTCACATCGACCATGAAAACACGCCGCAGTGGCGGCAGCGGTTCGAGCCTCACATGATCTACGACATGGAGGCTGGCCGATATGTCCATCGCACTGATACTTAGATCGTACCAAGGTGACTTCGACTGGCTAAAATACTCGGCTAAATCAATTACCAAGTACGTGACGGGTGTTGACGAAAAGATACTGATTACGCCAGTCGGACAAGCACCAGACGCCGAGACGCTATCTCACTTCGACCGACATATTCAGACCGTCGAGGATTGCCATGGCTACATCGCTCAGCAGATCGACAAGATGACGGCCTGGCAACACACTGACTGCGATCATCTGCTGTACACCGACAGCGATTGCATCTACACGCGGCCGTTCGACGCTCGCTTGCGTATCACCGACGACGGCCGCGTCGTGCTGTGGCGATCGCCGTGGAACGAGGTGGCTGAGTGGGGTTGGTTTTGGCGGGATGTTGTTGAGCGATACACTGGCATTCGGCCTGACTGGGAGTACATGCGCCGCCAGCCGATTATGCACCGCGCGGCGACCGTGCGGGCCATGCTGGAACACTGGCCGCAGCTGCTACGCGATGCGGTCAACGTCACGACCCGCGAGTTCTCCGAGTTTAACTGCATGGGGTTGTTTGCGGATCTCTACCACGGCGAGCATTACCACTTCCGGCAAGATGCGCCAGACGGGCCTTGCGATCAGTATTGGTCACATGGTGGCCTGACACCTGAAATACGAGAGGAGCTCGAGCGTGGCTAGAGTCTTAGCGGCAGTCGCGTGCCTAGTGCTTGCTGTTTGTGTTTTGCAGCAGCGTCCGAATGCGAATCCAATCTTGCAACAGGCTGCCGGCCGCTGGTCGTTGACTGTGCTTGACCCAGCATACCCCAGACAAACACTGTCGGTGTTAGCGACGAATTACCGCCTTGCGTGCGACCGCTTGGCTGAAATGCGAATGAAGATTGAGGCCAGGATTCGCAAGCTAATTACGGAGGATACAGATGCAATCGTGGACGATCGAGCAGCTGAGTCGTAATGTCGTAGGCATAGACTTCGACGCAAGCGAGCAGCGGGAATTCGTGGTCCTACTGCGGTCGGATGCACACCACGACAACCCCAAATGCAACTGGGATATGGAGCGTAGGCATCTCGAGCAGGCCAAAGAGCAAAACGCACCGATCATAGACAATGGTGATCTGTTTTGCGCGATGCAAGGCAAGTGGGACAAGCG